CGCTCCGCGCCACGGGATGAACTTGAACTCCACCATCCAGTCGAGCTTCGCCATCGCTTCGTCGCCCTGCTCCCAGTTCCGGTACATGCCGACGACTTCCGAGTTGTTCTCGTCGATCATTAAAATATAGGGGGCCAGTTCGCCTTTAGAGTAGGAATCGTCCTCCTCAGCGATGAACGCGTAGATGTGGAACACTCGGCGCAGTCCGTCCGTGTCGTCGCTCCACTGCCTACCTTCGATCTTGTTATTTGCCTTCTCGGGGGACGTAGGCTCCGGTTCCATGCTGGCGCGAGTAAACGTTACGTCGCGGTAAAGACCTGCGGCCATCCGCGACTCGAATTCCTGCTGGGTGATGTCCTGCACCTCAGTCACTCGCTGTGCAGTGTAGAAATTCGCGGCAGAGAAAGGCAGTAGTATGTTGTCGATTGGCACAAACTCCGCGCAGGGTCGTTTCTTGCGGTCGTCGTACCAAAGCTTCAGGAACTGCGAGCCGCCCAGTGGCAACTGCGTGAGCATTTGCTCCTGCTCGTCGCGGAACTCCTCGATCTGCTCGGTGAGTTGCCAGTTCATGAAATCGCGTTTGCGCTCGGCCCGCTTCGTTTCCTCTTCGGTGACTTTACCCAAAATGTTCGTCCGCACTGGACCATCGGGTGGGAACAGCTCTTTAATGGCACGCGATTCGAAATCGATACAGGCTTCGGCCATGACCGGGTGCACCACCTTGCTCGCACCTTGGAACTGCGCACCACCGGGAGCGTCGTGCCCAAGACCCGTGCGTTTAAGGCCTTCCTCGTACTGCTTGTCCCGTTCTTTGCGTGCCTCTTTGTCCTTCTCAATCAGGTCGAGGTATTGCGTCGCGAGCTTGTCCAGCCTGAACGTGTCCAGCTCGTCGGCCAGATTAGCGTAGAAATCTTGGTCGTCGCCCGGCCCCTTGAATTCGTCCATCCGCACAATCGCGGAACCGTCCGGTTGCTCTTCCACCTCCGAGTACGGGTCCTCCATGTCGAGGTCGAACACCATGCCCGCCGTGTCCTCAGGACCTGCGGGTGCTTCCGTCTGCGGTTGTGGGAATTCAGTTGCCATTGTCAGCCTTTAATATGTGCGATTTTAACACGACTAGCGGTTGCCGATAATTTCCCAGATCTTTGGGTCACCACGCAAGAACATTTCCACTTCGTCTTCGCCTCTCAACACACCACGCCCCAGCGCATTTTCGATCGACTGCATCGAGAAATCACGCGACACATCTTTTAATTCTTCGTATTTCTTCGGTGCCATGCCTCTCATCGCCCGAAGCTCGGGGCGTGCGGCCATGATCGATGGTTTTTCTTGTGCGGCAAGCAAATCGCGCATCACGTCGGACGGCGAAAGCAAGTCGTCCTCGTAGTCCATGCGGGATGGGTTCTTGTAATTGCGGAATGTCTCTTCAAGTTCGAATAACTCATCCGCGTTCGGTACTTTACTACGCACAAATTTCAATGCATCGCTGAGCTTCATGCCTTGCTCGGCCGCTTGAGCCAGCAACGGGGCAATCATGCTTGACGGCAAAGCAGTAGGTGCGGCCGCAGTCTCTGCGACTTTGGCCACGTTGCCCATGGCACTCAACCCACCCAAGTCGGGCAACACGCCACGCATCACCTGCCCAGCGGCAGATTGCAAGACCTCGCGCCGAGACATCGGCGTTTCGCTAATCGATTTTAGCGTGGACTTCGCCGCACCTTTGCCGGGGTCAATAGTCACGGATTTCTCAGTGATAGCCGGTGCACCCTTCAAATCGGACTGCATCTTCTCCAGCGTTTTGGTGTCCATCTTGGCCAGTGGGAAATCCGACGCCTTACCAAGGCCGAGAAATCCACGGCGTGCGAGGTCCGGCTTGTCAGCTACCTTAGTGCCTTTTTGCGCCATCTCCGCCATCATCTGGTCGAGCGTTTTCTTCACGCCGCCGCCCTTATTGAATTTCTTGCGCTTTGGTGCGGCACTCATGAACTGGTCGGCACGCATTGGTGCCTCTTCGAAATCGCGGCGTCGTGTAGCGGTTGCTTTGCTGAACGGATCACGCGATTGCTTCAGCATTTCGGCAATCAGCAACTCGCGAAGGCGTGGGTCGGGGTACTGCATCTCGAAATCCATCTGCGCTCGGCGATTCGACTCGGCAGGGTCCATAGCTGGCGCGGCGGCCGGAGCACGACGCGGGTTGACCGCGTTCAGTTCGGTCATTTCGTCCGGTCCAAGTTCACCCGAGCGAAACAGCATGCCGAGCGGCACCGAATTGCGAATACCGGCCAACAGCGTGGCCGCGTCGATCGGATCGATACCTTGCAGGAAGTCGTCAAGTAGGTTACTGGGCATAAGGGTTGCCTCGGTTGGGTCGATATTCGTCGTCCACGAACTCGGTGTCCGGTGGGATCGGATCGATTTGCAGGAACGACATGTCTTTCAGCAGTCGCAACGCTTGAGACAGCGTGTCAGTCAAGTCGTCCCGATCCGCTTCGGGGAACGAACACACTTGGCTCACTAGCGGCTCTGCCCAGTCGCGCGGTTGGCCCGGATGGACGAGCGATTCGGGCACGTAGACGCGGCCGTGTGCGATGATGTTGGCGACCAAATGCAAACGCTGTACTTTGTCGGCGCGGCCCGGGTTGTAGGCGCGGCACGGCACACCGGCACGCTGGAGGTCCTGCAAAATGCTAATGCCCGACGCCTTGTCCTCGACGAGTACGAGGTCCACCTTTTTGCCGGGTTCACCGTAGATCGAGCCGTACTCGTCAATAATCTTGGGCCGCAGGTCCGGGTACGCGAGGAAGTCCTCCCAGCAATCGATGAGCATAACGCAAAGCCCGCTGTCCTCATTCGGCCTAAACACGCCCCACACGGAGCACGCCGTTGGATCGTTTTGCGTCTTCTCAGTGTACGCGCAGTCGTAGGACTGGAGCACGTACATGAATTCAGGTAGTGCCTTTTTCGCGTCCCACAGCTTGAACCACTCGCGCCTGACGATGCCGTAGTCCTCGGGGTCGATCACCTCCGCGTACAGCTCTTGCCGCCCGATGCGTGTGCCCTCGTACTGCGACACGATCTCATCGCGGAACGTGGGTGCAAGGTTATTAAAGTTCTCGTGCGTTGTGCCCGTGGTGACGATGACGCGGTCCTCGCTAATCAGGCGTCGCACGATTGGGATGGGCTTGGGCGTCGTGGTGATACAAACGCGGGGCTTTTGCCCCAGTCGCAGGCCGAACATCAGGTTGGACCACATGTCCTCCGCATTGCGGAATTTCGCCAGTTCGTCCACCCACGCCAAATCGTGCTGTGGTCCGCGCAGTGTCTCGGGGTCGTTGTCCGAGTAGATCGTGGCGATCGCGCCATTGGGCCACTCGAGCCGCCGCTTAGAGGGCACAAACACTGGCTTGCACATCGGGTGAGAGATGGCCAAGATGCCCGATTCGCCCTCCACCATCACATCGCGAGCGTCCCCCGCGTCTTCGGCAATCAGTGCAATGCGGCCCGCCAGACCTTTTTCAGCGTGGTAGCGCACGAATTCGGCACCACACCGGGTTTTACCCCAGCCACGGCCAGCGAGGATCATCCAAATGGTCCAGTCCTCACCCGGTGGGATCGTCTGGTTGTGCCGTGCCCACGTGGGCCAGTCGTAAAAAAGCTCGAGTGCCTCGCGGTCCGACAGCTCATCCACGAACTCGTGCCAGTTCGCCGAATCGACGATAGTCGACCTTTTACTCCGCCTTTGAGCGCGAGTTAAGACGTTGGGCAAGGCGATCACGGAGACCTTCGATGTTGATGTTCGAGTCCAGATGGCCCGACACGTTCATGTTGACGTCTTTCGAGCGGAATTTCGCGTCGTACCCCATGAGGGTGAACTGGAGCAGTGAATCACTGAACTTCTTTACAGTGTCGCCCGTTTTGACGCCTTGATGCGTGAGCGGCTCATCGTGTCCCACCACAGAGCGACGATAGGCTTCGGCACGCATTGTGTCGACCATCTCCTCTTGGATGCTGTCCATGATGCCATCGAACATCTTGTGGTCACCGCGCCAGCCGATCAGCGTTTGCCGGTGGATGCCCGCCGTGTTGTACGCGTGGCGTAGTGAGAAACGCGATTCGGGCGGACCATCGCGGAATTCGGCGATGATCTGGAGCATTTTGTACGCCTTGGTCTCCTCGAGCAAAGCCAGCTCGTC